CACCCGTCCCGCCCCAGCCGTGCACGACGACGAACGTGCTCCGCGTCTGCCGCTGCGACGACACCGACGGCGACGGCATCGCCGATACGGACTACGTCGCGCTCCTCGCCGTCGACTGCGACGGCTTGATCAGCCCACTCGGCGACTACCTGCCCGACCTGTCCGCGGCCTACGCGCCAGTCTCGCCCGTCGACTGCGACGCCGACGGTGACGCACCACCGGCCGAGCCCTGCGACACGGCCGTCATGACGCTCTGCGACACGGCCATAGACGGCACGGTGACGCCGTTCCTACGCCGCGTCGCGTTCACCTGCACCGGCGCCGTCCTCGACGTCACGGATCTCGCCCTTGACGGCGTCACCCCGTACACGCCCGCCGGCACCGTCGGCCTCTGTCCGGCGAGCAGCACGCCGGCCGGCTCGAGCATCATCCGCGCCGAACGCTGCGACGACACCGACGGTGACGGCACCGCCGATACGTGCTACGCCGAGCTGCTCCTCGCCGACACCTCCGGCACGCTCACACCGCTCGGCACGTACACGCCCGACCTCTCCGCCCCCTACACGCCGATCGCACCGATCCCGTGCGACGCCGACACGAACACCGGCGACGCCGAACCCGCCGTCGTGGTGCAGGCGCGGCGCGTGCAGCTCGACCCCGGCGAGACGTGGGACGCCGACGCCTGGCCGCTGCTGCGCACCGTCGAGGCGACCGCTCGGACCGGCACGGGCCAGGTGACCACCGCCGACGGCACCTCGACCCTGCACGACGGCGAGACAGCCCGGTGGGCGATCAGCAAAGACATCGACGCCAGGCTCGTCGGTCCGCTGCGGATCGCAGCCCAGACCGGAACGGTAACGATCAACTTCACGACAGGAGTCACGACGTGAGCGGATGCGGCTGCGGCCAGCCCGTCGTTTTCAACAGCCCCGCCGCCTCGCAGCGGCTCGACGTCGAAACGCTCGTCATGTGCGACGTGCTGCCAGACGGCACCGTCGCCGCCCTGGTGGCCGTCGAGCCGGTCTACGACGCCTCCACGGGCCAGCGCGTCGCGACGCGCACCGTCGACCCCGTCACGGGCGAGGCGTACACGGTGCAGGGTGAGCTGACGCAGTGCCCCACCGAGGGCGGCTGCGACAGCCACACGGAGCTGCTGTGCGACGCCCCGGCCGGTGGCGGCGAGCCCGTCCGGTTTCTGCGCCGCTACTCCTACGACTGCGCGACCGGCGAGCCGGACGGGCACACCGACCTCACCCTCGACGGCACCCCGTACACCGTCACGGGCACCGTCGGCGTCTGCACCCCGCCGCAGTGCGCCGGCTGCGAGACGTTGCAACTCTGCGACGTCCTGTCCGCCACTACCGGCCCCCAGGGGGTCATCGCCCCGGCGGAGAACGCGGGATCGGGGACCGCATCCAGCGGGGTCTCCTGGTCCGTGACCGGGGACGGTAACAACGGCCCGATGGAGCTGGAGGCCAACGTCGCCTCGGCCGACGGAACCGGCTACTGGTACGGCATCCAGACCTACCCGCGCGACAGCGCCGGACCGCAGACGTGGGAATTCGGGCAGCCCTCCACCGTCCAGTTCAGTGTGGTGCAGGTCGGGCCCGGATCGGTGACGTTCTCGACCGACGTCATCCCGCTGCACCTGCCGGAGGGGTACAGCTACGACGCGGCCACCCGAACCCTGAGCAGCACCAGCGACGACTGCCCGTCGCTGCGCACGCCGGCGGTCGCCACGTCCGCGACGTTCCTCACCGCGGCACCGGTCTCGTCGATGGTCATCACCACCCCGCAGGCAGTGCCGATCTGCGGCCAGGTCGGTGCCACCCGTGTCGGCGGGTTCGTCCTCAACCCCGGCCCGGTGCCGTTCCTGCGGACCCTGTGCCGCGACTGTGCCACCGGCGAGACGACCGTCACGGACACCACCCTCGACGGGACCACCGCCTACCAGGTGCTCGGCACCACGGGCGCCTGCGAAACCCCGCCCGGTACGGACTGCGAGATCGTCCAGCTCTGCGACGTCCAGCACCAGGTGCCGGCCGTCCTCCCGTCGTTCGGCACACCGGACGAGCAGTGGCAAACCCTCGCCGCCAACGGCGTGCGCTGGATGAAGCGCGGCCTGGACATGGCCTCCGGAGACGGCTGGTACCTCGCCGCCGACAACGCGCCCGAGCGGTTCGACTTCGACCGGCCGGTGTCCATCCGCTACACCGTCAGGTTCTCCGGGCCCACCGCCACGCCGCTGCGGATCCCCGCGGGCTGGTACCTCGACAGCATCAACACCGTGCAGCACACCTGGAACGCGGCCACGCGGACGATCTCCCCGACCGCTTCCGCCACGCAGGTCGGGGAGTCCGTCTTCAAGACCGACGCCCTGACCGCGCAGACCATGTTCGCGCCCGTTCTCACCGGCGCGCAGACGGCCGGGCAGACCAGCCAGTACGGGCAGATCACCGTGGCGGCCGACGTCGCGGTCCCGTTCCTACGCACTCTGTGCCGGGACGCCGGCGGCGTGACGACGGCGGACACCACCCTCGACGGCGTCACCCTGTACGAGGTGCAGGGCGAGGCGGGCACCTGCCCCGAGCCGCCCTCCACCTCCTCGCCCTGCGCGGACTGCGAGACGCTGATCCTGTGCGACTCGGGCAGCCCTGCCACCATCACGGGCACCGCCGCGCAAGGCACCCTGGCGAACGGTGTCGCCTACACTGCACGCAACCCCGGCCCGCTCAGCACGGGAACGGCGATGCCCGCGCGCATCGCCAACAGCGACGGCATCGCGTTCTGGGGGCTGCACTCGTTCCCCAACCTGGCTGATGCGCCGACACGGTGGACGTTCTCGCTGCCGTCCGTCGTGGAGTTCTCCGTCTATCTGATCGGCAGCCCGACGAACCCGCCGAGCAACCAGGCGCAGCTCCCCGTCGGGCTGGAGGTCCTGAGCCTGCCGGAGAACTACACCTACGACCCGGCGACGGGTGTGCTCACCCGCACCTGGGACGGCACCACGGACAGCTGCACTTACGTGACGGACCCGCAGCCCGAGCACATGGCCCGGTTCCGCACCCCGGGCCCGGTCACGAGCCTCACGACCCAGCCCGGCCAGGGCAGCAGGATCGCGGCGTGCACGACGTTCTTCACGTACTACGTCGGCGCTTTCAGCGTGGCTCCGGGCGGGCAGTTCCTGCGCCGGATCTGCCGGGACTGCGATGGGCAGGTCACCAGCGTCACGGACACGCTGATGGACGGCGTCACCCCATACGTGCCGGTCGGCGACGTCGGCCAGTGCCAGCAGGAGCCGCCGTGCGACCTGTCGGTAGTGGAAGAGTGCACCTACTCCATGCCAGACGGTGCGGTCGGGTTCGACCTGAACAGCGCCTCCTACCCGGGCTGCTGGCTCGCCACGGCGACGAACCCCCGCTACGGCTACGGCGACAGGGTCACCGCCTGGGAAGGCACCTACGAGTCGAGCACGGGCGCCATCTCGGCGTTCGGGTTCACCAGCGGCGACCTCGGCGGAGACATCAACTGGGCCGCGTTCAACCCGGCCATCCCGATCCACCCGACGCAGTCGCCCGCCGGCTACGTCGGCACGGCGACGTTCAACGGCGTGGTGGTGACACTGCGGGCGCTCGCCGGTAACGGCGTCGCGCGCAACGACGACCCGACGAAGCTCAACGTCGACAACGGCGACCGGTACCGGATCGAGTTCTCCAAGCCGGTGCGCCTGACGCTGACGACCACCGGTTTCGGCGACCCGCCCGCGCCGCACTTCGAGCGGTTCTGCGGCGTCGTCGTCGACACCGTGCCGTGGCCGGCCGTCAAGCTCGCCGACTGCCAAGGCCGCATCAAGGTCGTCGACGCGGCCACCGGCTCGGCAATCCCCGCGCGGGCGACGCTCACGTGCGGCGACAACTGCTGCCAGCCCGTGCAGGTGTGCATCCAGCAGATCCCGACGCAGACCCGCGAGTTCATCTCCAACGAAGCGCATCGCAACGACAACACCGTCGACCCGGTGTGGAAGTGGACCACGGACCTCAACGCCGCGAACCCCGTCTGGTACGACATGTACCAGTACCAGTTCTCCGCTGACTGGACGGTGCGGGACTCCGACACGGCGCGGCCGGCGTGGTGGGTGAGCCCGCACCCGAACGGCCGCTCGGCGCAGGCGAGCCCGCCGCTGCCCAACGAGGGCCCGTCGCTGCTGAACACGCACTGGTACCCGCGGGCGTTCTTCGACCTGCCGGACAACGCTGATCCCAGCAGCATTCGGGTGCAGGCGACGGTTTTCAACGCCGACCAGGCCGGAAGGGCCTTCAGGCTCAACGACGGCGCCTGGCAAACCCTCCCGGCGTCGGCCACGCACAACGGCACGACTTACACCTTCGGGCCGGACGCCATCCCCGGCGCCAAGGCCGGCCGTAACGCGCTCTACCTCGACGTCGAGGAGACCGTCGGCGGCGGCGCCGGCCTCATGGTGCACCTGAAGGTCTTCTACCAGGTGATCCCGGAGACGCGGTCGTGGACGCGGATGGTGTGCTGCGACGACTCGATCTACTACCTCGACGAGGACGGGAAGCGCCAGGACGCCCCGCCGGACGGCTGGCGCGTCGCCCCCTGCTTCCTGCCGCCGTCGTCGGCGAACGGCTGACCCGACGCCGCGCCCGGTCGTCCGCCGGGCGCGGCACCGGGGCCACCTTCACGGCGACCCCGGATCGATAAACTCACCAATGAGCCGCTGGTTTTGGGCCGGGCACTCTCTCACCTCCTGAGGAGTGCTCCCATGGCCGACTGCTGCGGCGCGAAGCGTTGCACCTGCACGCTCGTCGCTGGCCCCGGCGTCGAGATCGACGGCGGCGGCTCGACCACCAACCCCTACGTCATCTCCGCACCCGGCGGCGGCAGCGGTACGCCGACCGTCATCCAGGCCGGGGACACACCGACCGTCGACACGACCGTGTCCGGCACGGGCACGACCGCGGACCCCGTCATCGTCAGCTCAGTCGTCCGCCTCGACACGACACCCCCGGCCGGCGGCACCAACCTCATCCAGTCCGGCCCCGACGGCCTGTTCGTCGAGTGCGACCAGGTCCGCGACTGCTTCACCGCAGGCGACGGCATCGCCTACGACCCGGCCACCGGTGAGATCGCCGCACGCCCGTCGACGGACGCGGGCAACACGCTCGGCGTCGGCAGCGACGGCGGCCTCTTCGCTCCCGGCGGCAGCGGCGGCACCCCGACCGTCATCCAGGCCGGCGACACCCCCACCGTTGACACCACCGTCACCGGCACGGGCACGACCGCGGATCCGGTCGTGGTCAGCTCCACCGTGCGGCTCGACGCCACCCCGCCCGGCGGCGGCGCCAACATCATTCAAGCCGGACCCGAAGGGCTCTACGCCGAACTCGACACCGCATGCGGCCTCACCGGCGACGGCACCACCACCGCCCCCCTCGCCGCAGCCGTCGGCACCTGGCCCTACACCGGCTGCACCGTCGACACCTACGCCGGAAACGTCTACTGCGACAGCACCGGACAACTCCGCAGCGAACCCCGCCCGGTAACAGACTTCCAGCAGCAAGTCATCGACGACACCTACCCGGCGACCCCCGTACCGACCACCGCCGAGGCAGAGATCGAAGTCCGCGACTTCACCATCACCAACCCCGACCCCTGCCGGCCCGCCTTCGTGGTCTACGAGATGGAACTCGACGTCGACTTCGACATCCCGCCGGGCGGTGGCGCCATGGCTGCGCTCGGCGACGACGACATGTACTACTTCGAGAACACCGGCACCACGACCATGAACAAGGTCCACGCCCAAGGCTGCAAGGTCTTCAACCGCACCATTCCGCCCGGCGGCACCCTCTCCGTGCCGTTCTCCGTGCGCATGGGCCGCGGCAGCGGCGGCGCCACCTTCGACCGCATCCAGACAGCCCAGCGCTGCTTCATCTTCGTCCTGTAAGGCGGGCCCATCGTGGACAAAACCCTCTACTACCGGTTCGACACCGGCGCCCTGCGCGCAGTCACAGTGACCGTCACCGACGACAGCGAGCAGGTACCGCCCCCGGCTGGCGCCGTCGAGATCACCGAGGCCGAGTACCAGCAGGAGCGCGCCACCCTCGAAGCGAACAACGCGCAGCTCGTAACCGACCGGCGCGCAGCCGAAACCGCGGCGAAGCAGAACGCTTACCAGGCGCTCCTCACTGCCGGTATCCCCGACGCCGCAGCACAACAGATCTCCGGCTACCGGCCACCCCAGGAACCGGCACAGTAAAACCCTGACTCTGAAAGAATCAGAGGTCGAAACAATGCGCCCTCGGGGCGGCGGTGGGCGCCGATCCCGAGGGCTAGCCGACTACGGAGGAGTCGACTTGCCCGACAGTACTACGTGCCGCGTGACCTACGCCGACGGCACGGAATGCACCAAGCCCGCCCTGAACGCAAAATCGCGTCTCTGCAAGGCATGCATCGAGTGGAAGCGGCGCAACGGAGGCACGGACCCCAACGGCCGGCCGCTGTCCCCCAAGGGGCGGGGCAAGGGGCGCAAGCAGTGCAACATAGTCGAAGACGGCACGCGCTGCCCTAACCCCGTTTCGGGGAACGGGATGTGCCTCAAGCACTGCAAGCGGGTCAAGCGATCCGGCGATCCGCTGAAAGTCCGCCCGAAACGCGGTAACGGTGAGCTTCTCGCCGCGTGCCGAGCAGCAGCACAAGGCGCCACCGACGAGTGCATCCTGCTGACCACTGCAGCCGGAGCCCGCATGCACGTCATGCTCGACGGAGTTCACATGCATGCGTCGCGCGCGGTGTGGATCCTGGCCAACGGTGACCCAGGCGATGCTCACGTCCTCCATACCTGCAATGGCGGATCTGGTGCGACCGGATGCATCAACATCCGGCACTTGCGCATCGGGGACAGCGCGGAGAATGCACAGGACAAGGTAGACGCCTGGCGACAGGTATGGGGTGAGGAGCACCACCGGCACGTCCTCACCGAAGACCAGGTGCGCGAAGTCCTCCGCCGCTACAAGCCGCGCGACCCGGTCAACGGAGGACGGGCACTCGCCGCGGAGTTCGGCGTAGCCCCATCCACGATCAGCGTGCTGGTCCGGGGCAAGACGTGGCCTGGCATCATGCGCAGCAGCATGTAGTCATAGGCGGCGCCTCCCCTTGGCCGGGGTGCTCAGCTCCCCGGCCAATGCTCGTTCGGTACATATCAAGCGGACGCGGTCACCGCCCAAGCAGGCGGCTAGACTTTCAGTAACGCTGCTGGTTGTGGGCCGGGCTTCTCGTGCATACGGGAGGTCGACGGGCGTGTCCTGTCCATTGATTGCCAACGCCGACGTAATGCGTCTCACAAGGTTGGACCGGTGCGGTAACCCCATCCCCGGCCCCGACAACGGCTTCGTCTTCGATTGCTTCGCCAGCCTCGGGATGAACGTCAACTCCGACGACGGCGAAGACATCGAATACAAGGCATCGAACGGCCGGATCTGCGGATTCAAGCGGGGTTGTCCCACGTTCCGCGGCTTCGACATCGAGATGAACGTGTTCTCCGTCAGCCCGGAGCTGATCGAGATCCTCACCGGCAACCCCGTGGTCCTCGGCTACGACGGCGCCCCGATCGGCTTCGACACCTGCAGCGTGCGCTGCGACACCGGCTTCGCCCTCGAACTGTGGGCCGAAGTCCTCGGCGAGGAGTGCGCCGAGGGCGCCGAGGGACAGTGGATCTACTTTTTGTTGCCCTGGGTCACCAACGGGCTCCTCGGCGACCTGGAGATCGGATCCGAGGCCGTCACCCTGCAGATCACTGGCTCCACCCGGGCCGGCGGCTCGTGGGGCGTCGGCCCCTACGACGTCATGCCGATCGACGCCGCGGGCACGCCGGGTCCGATGCTCACCCCGCTCGACAGCTCCTGCCACCGCCGCACGTTCATAACGACGACGCCGCCTCCGGTGCCGTCGTGTGACTACGCGGCGGTACCCGTCCCGGTGCCGTAACAGCCCCGACTGTCGGCGCCCCTGATCGTGCGGTGGCCGCACGGACCCCGTTCCCCGTCCGGCCACCGCACACCGCAACCCGCCCCCCTGTGAGGAGACGTCGTGGCCCTGCAACGGCCCCTCTGCGAGCCCTGGCCGCTCGATGTGTCGTGCTGCCCCGCAGCCGAGGACGTCGACGCCGCGACGCTGGACCGGTGGAAACGGGTCGCCACCACCATCCTGTTCAATCTGTCCGGCCGGCGGTGGGGACCCTCCTGCCCGTACACGGTGCGGCCCTGCCGGCGCCGCTGCCTCGACTCCCTGCCGCTCGCTTCTTCCTGGACTGGCGGCTCCCCGTGGATCCCGTACATCGGCCGCGACGGGCAGTGGCGCAACGCCTCCGTGTGCGGCTGCGCCACGGACTGCTCCTGCACCGAGCTGTGCGAAGTCCGCCTCGAAGGCCCCGTCTACGACATCCTCGGCGTTGAAGTCGACGGCGTGACGCTGCCGACGTCGGCGTACCGGGTCGACTCACCCGGGCTGCTGGTGCGTACCGACGGCGGCTGCTGGCCCGACTGCCAGGACCTCGCTGCCCCCGTCGGTGAGCCGGGCACGTTCGCCGTGCACTACCGCATCGGCCTGCCCCTCGACGACGCCGCGATCGCCGCCTACAGCGAACTCGTCTGCCACCTCCTCAAAGGCTGCAACGGAGGTGGTGCGTGCGGCTGCAAGATGCCCGCGAACGTCACCCGTCTGTCGCGGCAGGGCATCGACCAGGAGTTCGCCGACCCGACGCTGCTCTACACCGAGATGCGCACCGGCCTACCCCTCGTCGACCTCTGGCTCACCACCGTCAACCCCCACCGCCTCACGTCCCCCAGCCGCGTCTACAGCCCAGACCACCGGCGGTCCCGCACCCAGGTCTGGCCGTAAGGAGCCCTCATGGCGCTGCAGGCGCTCGCCGTGCACGACCTCGCCCAGGCCATCCTCGGCTGCGTGTGCGCCGCCCTCGACGAAACCGCGAACGAGGTAGACGACTTCCCCGGCTGCCCTTGCCGAACGTGTGTCGTGCCTGGCCAGCCGGCGTGGGATTCGTGCGCCGACCCGTGCACGGGGGAGACCGGCGGGCAGCTGTCGGTGTCCGTGGCCCGCATGTACCCCTCGTCGAACTTTCCGGCGCAGGACGCGGAGGTGCAAGGGCTGCGGGGCTGCACCCCGCCGCCGATCACCGCGGTCGAGTACGTGGTGACGCTGCTGCGGTGCGCGCCGCTGCCCAACGACCGTGGCTGCCCGCCGTCGTGCGACGAGCAGGCCGCCGTAGCCCGCACCGTCCACATCGACTCGGCGGTCATCACGAACGCGCTTCTGTGCTGCCTCCCGGCGACGAGCACCAGCCGGCGGGGCCGCAAGTTCGTCCTCGGTGGCTCGCGCATCCTCGGCCCCGAAGGGGGCTGCGTCGGCGTCGAACAGCGCGTCATCGTGGCGCTGCCCGGTTGCGCCTGCCCCACGGAAGGAGTCACGCCGTGAGCGTCGAAGTGACTATCGAGCCGGGTCGGCTGCTGCGTCTTATCCGCGCCCGCGGCAGCATTGCGCACCGCCGGATGAGTGCCCGCACGGAGCGGGTGGCTCGCATTGCGGAGGCTGAGGCGCCGGGCAGCATGGGCCAGTACATCGACTGGAAGATCACTGAAGGACCGCGCGGCCTGCAAGGCGTCATCACCTGCGACCACCCTGCTGTTCGATTTTCCTTGGACGGTACGAGGCCGCACTTGATCCGCCCCCGCCGGGCGAAGGCACTCCGGTTCGAGGCAGGTGGCGACGTGGTGTTCACCAAGCTCGTGAGGCACCCGGGAACCCGTGCCAATCCGTGGCTGCAGAGAGCGCTGCGACTCGGGCGATAGCGGCACGGCCAGTACCCTTCGTAGTGCGCCGACTGGTTGTGGGCCGGGCGAGGAACGGGAGACAGGGAAAGACCTGTGCGTAAATCCTTCGCCCTCAACACCGAACCCCACATCGCCGACATCGGCGGCACAGAGCTGAAGTTCGAGCCCGAGGTCATGGGCGACGAGTTCATGGACGCCTACGCCGAACTCCGCGAAGCCCAGCACGCGAAGGGCGTCGACCTCGAGAACCTCGCCGAGGCAGACCCGAAGGACATCCGCCGCACCATGCGCTCGCTGCGCCTCTTCCTCGCGCGGCAGATGCTCCCCGAGAGCGCCGCTCTCTTCACCCGCCTCGACGTCGTCAACGGTGCCGGCGACGTCCTCGAGTCGTTCCACGACTTCGACGAGGCCGAGGAGTACGCCGAGCAGTACGACGGAGCGCGCGTCGTCGACCACTTCCGGCTGCCGACACGCGTCGTCGTCGAACTCCTCGAGTGGGTCGTCGAACTGTTCGGCGGTGGGAACCGCCCTACTATGTCGTCTTCCGTATCTGCGAAAGCATCGAAGCCAGCTGGGACTCGTGGATCGGGCAACTCGCCCTCAATGGGACCGACCCGCACGCGTGGCCGCTGAAGACGATGCTCGCCGCGGCCGAGGCCGCGATGGATATGTCCGCGGAAGACGACGCCGAGCGGCAGCGCAACCGCGCGAAGCTCTACGCGCCGCCTCGCGGAGAGCGAGCTCGAGGTAGCCGCGCTCCGGGCGGGGTACGGGTCGACGCTGCGCAGGCGCGAGCGCTGATGGCGCAGGTCGCGGCGGAAGACGCGCAGCTCGGGAGCCGTCGCAGCTAACCTGAGATCCGAGGCAGCGCCGCGCGTGCTGCCGACGCCGTCTGGTTCTGGGCCGGGCACCATTCACGATCACGTGAGGGTGCCCGGTGACCACTCCGGCTGGCGACAGCGAGGATTACGGATCTGCGCGGATAACGATCACGCTGGACGACAGCGGGATCGTCCAGGAGTCGCGCGATCTCGGTCTTCGGATCCAGCGGGCGCTGGTTCGCGCGACACGTGACGTCGGCAATCAGATTCGCCGCAACATACAGCGTGGTCTGACTGCGGCGTCGGTGAGTGTTCGTGTCGATCCGGACCTTTCGCGTTTCGACGCGCAGCTCCTCGACGGGCTGAGCGGGATCGGCTCGCTGAACATCCCCGTCGCGCCGGATCTGGACGAGTTCATGACGCGGCTGCGCGCCGCGCTCGCCGGCGAAGAGGTGAGCATCCGCGTCGTCCCGGACTTCGACGACTTCGACGCGCGAGTCCGCGGCCATTCGCCGCCGGACGTCACGGTCAACGCCGATGTTGATACGGACCGGCTGTCGCAGGCACTCGCTGGCCTCGGAGGCATCGTCGGCCGCGTCGGCTCCATGCTCGGCTCGCTGTTGCGCTTCGGCGCGATCGGGATCGCCGCGGCCGGCGCCGCGCAAGGGGTCGGGCTGCTTGTCGCAGCGCTCGCGCCGGCGGCCGGGATCATCGCCGCGGTCCCTGCGGCCATCGCCGGCGCGCAGGTGGCGCTCAACACCCTCAAACTCGCGGTGCTGGGGGTGGGGGATGCCCTGTCCGCGGCGATCTCCGGGGACGCGGAGAAGTTCCAGGAGGCTCTGAAGGAGCTGTCGCCGTCCGCGCGTGAGGCGGTCACCGCGGTGCGGGACCTGGCCCCGGAGCTGCGCCGGGTGCAGCAGACCATCCAGGAGTCGTTCTTCGAGCAGTTCGCCGGCCAGGTGGACAACGCGCTCAAGAACTTGCTACCCCTGGGCAAGCAGCTCAGTGGGCTCTCGGGGGAGTTCGGCAAGGCTGCGGATGAGGGGTTGCGGTTCGCTGCCTCCCAGCAGGCGCTGAACCCGCTGCGCATGATCATCCAGGGGACCACGCAGGCCGCGTCCGGGCTGCAAGTGGCTGTCGCTCCCCTGGTGAAGGGGTTCCTGGACGTTGCCGCCGCGGTCCTGGCAGCGTTTGGGCCGAAGGTCGGGCAGTCCATCGCGCAGACCGGCGCGAACATCGGCACCGCGCTGTCAGCGTTCGCTGCCTCCGGGCGCGCGGTGGAGCAGGTGCGGGAGGCGCTCGGGGTCTTCCAGCAGCTCGGGTCCATCGCCTCCAATGTGGGCGCGATCCTGCGGGGGGTGTTCTCCGCGGCGTCCGATGGCGGCGGGGGGCTGCTCGCCACGCTGGAGATAGTCACCGGGTCCATGCGGGAGTTCGTCAGCTCCGCCTCCGGGCAGAGTGCCATCTCCGCCGTCTTCTCTACCCTGTCCACCATCGCGCAGCAGCTTGGGCCGATCCTGGCTGCGCTGGTGACGCAGGTGGGGGCCATCGCGCCGGCGCTCGCGCCGGTCTTCACCACCCTGGGCCCGGCGATCGTCCAAGTGATCAACAGCTTGGGGCCTGCTCTGGCGGCCATTGCGCCCAGTCTCCAGGTTGTGGCGTCTGCGCTTGCGGAGGGGCTGGCGCTCATCGGGCCGAGTCTGGAGCCGCTAGGTGTGGCCATCGGTCAGGTGGTGGTGGCGTTGGCGCCGTTGCTGCCGTTGGTGGGTCAGATCGTTGCGGCTTTGGCGACGGTACTAGCTCCCGTCTTGTCCAATTTGGCCACTTTGTTCCAGCCGATCATTTCAGCCCTGGTGGGCGCGCTCATGCCGGTGCTGCCGCCCCTGGCCGCGGCCTTCGCGTCCCTGGTGGGCGCGATGGCGCCGTTCGCCCAGATGCTCGGCGCCACCCTGGCCAGCGCGCTCCAGCAGGTACTGCCGCCGATCCTTGCGCTGGTCCCGCAGCTACTGACCGGGCTCCTGCCGGCCTTCCAGCAGATCATGACCGCCCTGGCGCCACTGATCCCGCTTCTGGTGCAGTTGGCTGTGCAGGCGATCGCTCCGCTGCTGCCTGCTTTGGCCCCGATCGTCACGATGATTGTTCAGCTCGTTGCCCGGTTCGCCGAGTGGGTCGCTGTCCTCGCTCCGGTCCTCACCGGCATCTTGGGCGTGGCCGTGGCCATTCAGCAGTGGGCGTCCCTGAACCTCATCACGCCGCTGATCACGGGCATCGTCTCGGGACTGCAGAGCTTCATCAACATCATGCTGCAGGTTTCCGGTGTCGGGCTCTCCGTCGTGCAGGCGATCATCGGTGCCTTCCAGTACCTGTACGACATCCTGGTCGGCAACTCGATCATCCCCGATCTGATCATCGCTATTACCGGATGGTTCGGCCGCCTCCCCGGCATGATCTTGACTGCCTTGGGCGCCCTCGTCTCGACGCTCCTCGGCGCCTTTACCTCAGCTTTCAGCGCGGCGCGCTCGTCGATCTCCTCGTTCCTGTCGTCGGCAGCGGCGTTCTTCTCCCAGCTCCCCGGCCGTATCGCGTCGGCGGTTGCTGCGCTGCCTGGCCGGCTGTCAGCTATGTTCCGTTCGGCCGGTAACAGCGCCCTAGCGCAAGCCCGTTCGTTCGGCTCGTCGGTGACTTCGTTCTTTTCCTCGATACCCGGCCGGATAGGCTCGGCCCTGTCGGGCTTGGGCCCGCGGATCGCCGGCGCGTTCACGTCCGCGAGCTCGCGGGCACGCAGCGCGGTGTCCTCCATGATCTCCGGAATCGTGTCGATGTTCTCCGGGCTCGGCGGCCGGATCGTCAGCGCGATGGGCAACGTGGGGTCCCGCATCATGTCCAGCATCACAAGCGGGCTGCCGTCCTCAGTCAGGAAGTACCTCCCGTTCGCCAACGGAGGGCTGGTGCTCGGCCCTACCCATGCGTTGATCGGTGAGGCAGGCCCGGAGGTGGTCATCCCCCTGACCCGGCCCAGGCGTGCGGCTCAGCTCGTCGAGCAGTCCGGGCTGATGGGCATCATCGGCGCGAACACCGCAGGCGACGGCAGCAGCGGCGGCGGTGGGGTGACGATCGCTCCGCAGTTCACCATCGTCGAGGCCGGGGACGGTGAGACCACCGCGAAGCGCGTCATGCACCGCATGGCCATGGCCTACAGCCTGGGGTGATCCGAGTCCGGCCGTAAGCTGAGAGCGCCGCCGCTGGTTGTGGGCCGGGCGTACTCCGTTATGGGGGTTCGCTCGTGCTCTCCGACTTCCTATCCGTGGGCGGCATAGAAGTGGTCAACACGGCCCGTCTGCGCGCCTACCTGGCGACGGTCGGATCACCGCTGACGTCGGGAGCCGACGACATCTGCGGCTGCGAGACACTCACAGCCGAGACGCTCGACCACGCCCCCTACACCACCCCGGACGATCCCAACAGCCCAGCGCCCTGGTACGACCCCGACGTGCCCGAGAGCGCCGACTTCGTGGGATTTTTGCCGCTGGACTTCGACGGCATCGACGACTACCCGGTACGCCGCACGGTGACGAACTCCGTCGCCGGGGGCGGCGCGCTCGGCCCGGCCCGGGTGCAGCCCCGCACTATCACCGTCACAGGCATTCTCCTCGGCGCCACGTGCTGCGCGGTCGAGTACGGGCTGCACTGGCTCGGCGAGGCCCTGCAGGGCTGCACCGGCAGTGCCTGCGGCGGTGACTGCGTGCAGATGCTCAAGTGCTGCCCCGGCGACGAGCAGACGCCCGCCGAGTTCCTCGCCCGCTACCGGCGCACCTACCGGCGTGTCGCGCTCGTACAGGGGCCCACCGTGACCGCGCGGAACGGCGACGGCAACTGTACGGCCGGGCAGTGCAGCCGCGGCGCGGACATCCTCACGGTCGAGTTCGTGCTGACCGCCGCCACGCCGTGGGGATGGACCGACGAGACGCCCGTGCTGAGCGTCAACGTCCCCACCGACGACGACACCGACTGCATCCAGTGGTGTGTGCACCGCAACGACCGGCCGATCTGGTTCCCGCAGTGCCTGCCCGGCGGGTGCCGGCTGCGCGGCTGCCCCGACGCGGGCGCCGCGTGCGCCGACCCGTCGTGCGCTCCGCCGTCGCCGCCGCAGCCGACATCGCCCGCCTCCTGCTTCTGCCAAGCGCTCGCCACCAACCGGGAGTGCTACGACCTCGACCTGACAGGGCGGCCCGCCTGGTCGTCGGACGTGCCGGTCATCACCGTATACGCGGGCAGCGAGGACCTGCGCCGACTCACGATCAGCTTCTACGAGCGGGGCGACGCCGACGCGGGCCTGACCGCGGCGCAGGTGGCCGACAAGAAACGCTGCGACCCGCTCGCCGTGTACGAGGTGGGGTTCGTGCCCGCGAGTGGCACGCTGACGCTCGACGGGCAGATCGGGCGCGCGACCGTGGAGTGCGGCGGCACCTGCGAGACGGCGACGAACGTGTGGGGCCGCGACGGGGCGCCACCGTCCTGGCCGGAGATCGAATGCGGCACGCTCGTCGTGTGCCTGGAGACGGATGAGATGGTGCCGCCTGCGGAGGACGCCACGGTGACGGTCGCCGTGTCCGGGCGCGGCTACTGACCACCCCAGGGGATCCATCCCGCCTAACCTGATGGTGCCGCTGGTTGTGGGCCGGGCTACCTCCTCACACAGGGGTGCCCATGTCGTCAGCCGGCTGCGGGGTTCACTCGGCCCTGATCGTCGACCGGGACGGCGCGGTCGTCTCCCACGCCGACGTTCTCGTTTCCGTGGAGTGGTCCCGCGTCCTCGATGACGTGTCGACGGCTCACGTCATCATCAACCCCGACGGGGACTGCTGCGCCCAGCTCGGCCGGGTGCGCACCTGGCGGCACAAGCTCGTCATTGCCCGCGACGGGGTGACGGTGTGGGAGGGGCCCATCATCCAGGCCGAGTGGTCCTTGGGGAAGGTCGAGCTGTGGGCGAGCGACATTCTCGTCTGGCTCGACCGGCGCGTGCCGCACGAGTCGGTCACGTTCACCGGCGCCGACCTCGCGGACATCGGGGCATGGCTCATCGAGGACGGCTTCGCCCCCGACGACCCCGGGCACGAGGTGCGGATCCTCGGCCCGACCGGCGTCGAGGGCGGACGCGCCTATACGCGCGATGACGGGCAGACCGGCGACCACTTGCGCGACCTCGCGGACACCGGGCTGGACTACACGGCCGTCGGCAACACGATCGTGCTCATGCCCGAGGACTGGTCGGCGTCGGTGGGCACGCTGACCGACGCGGATCTTCCCGAGGGTCTAATCGTGGCGGAGGACGGTTCGCAGCTCGCGACGCGGGTCATCGTGCACGGCGACCAGGCCAGCGGCGTGAAGGGCGTCTCGGGCGGCGCTGACGGTTATTACGGGCTGCTCGAGGTCAGCGTCGAGCAGACGTCGGTCAAGACGGACGCGTCGGCGCTGGCGGCGGCCCGCTCGCGCCGGGCGGCGAACTACCCGGTGCCGGTGTTCCTGTCGTCGGACGAGGTGACCTTGTCGCCCGAAGCCGCGGTCGACGTGGCGACGCTCGTGCCGGGCTGGTGCGTCGACGTGGCCACGCAAGTGACGTGCCGGCCGCTGACACAGCGGCTCAAGATCGCGGGGCTCAAGGTGGAAGAAGACGGCGACGGCGAGAGCGTGAAGGTACAACTGGCGCCAGTCACGAGCGACGTGGAGGACTGACGGCATGGCGGTACGAGGATCAGCGGCCCGGCGGCTGCCGGGTGACCCGATGGGTGGCGTGATGCGCGAGGTCGGCCGGGCGGCGCGTGCAGGCTCGCGCAGGCCCGGCCCGCGCGGCGAGCAAGGGGAGCGCGGTCCGCAGGGCGAGCCCGGCCGCCCGGGGCCGCCCGGCGAGCCCGGACCGCCAGGTGCGCCCGGCGAGTCGGGCCCTCCCGGCCCGCCTGGCGCACCGCCTGCCGCGGCGGTCGTCACTACGGCCGCCGACAGCCGCGCAACGTGGGTGTTCCCCAAGGCGTTCACCGCGCCGCCCGTCATCACAGCACTCGCCGTCGACACGACGCCGGCCGACGACCGCACGGTGACGGTGTCGCTGGAGCAGGTCACCACGACGCAGGCCGTCGTGCGGGTGTGGCGCACTCAGGCGCTGCTCGGCCTGGGCCTGCTGCCGCTGGTCCCGTCCGGCGCCGGGGTGCCGGTGCACATGACGGCGAGCGGCGCCCCGGCGGTCTAACCTCTGCGTAGCCGCTGGTTTTGGGCCGGGCGTCATTTCGGACATCTGGGGATAACCGTGGCAAGGGCTTGCGTATGCGATGATTTTTTCGTAGTCGACCCGGACAACGGGGAGTTGTGCCTGAAGCCGGGCACGATGGGCCTGCGGCAGGTCCTCGAGTACGCCGACCCCGGCACGTTCACGTTCCGCAAGGCGTCGTACCCGTGGCTCGCGCGGGTCAGGGTCCGCGTGCAGGGAGCGGGCGGCGGTTCGGCGGGCGCGAACGCCGACACGAACGAGGCGATCGCGCGGCCTGGGGGAGCGGGCGGCGCCTACGGCGAGGGCCTGATCCAGGTGTCGGCGCTCGGCACGAACGAGACGATCATCGTCGGGCGAGGCGGCTCGGCCGGCGGTGCCGGATCCGACGGCGGCGACGGCGGCTCGTCCCAGTTCGGCGGGCACGTCTTCGCGCCGGGCGGAGCGGGCGGCACGTCAAACATGCCGAGCGGGGCCACGCCGAGCACGGCGCAGGGCATCGCCGGCCCCAACGCGGGCACGGGCGGCGACTTCCGGGCGGGCGGCGGCGCTTCGGGCTCGGCGATCCGCCTCAACGGCAATTACGGCATGGCCGGTCACGGCGGCGACTCGTTCATGGGCACGGGCGGACTGGGCCGCACCACCGAGGGGAACGGGCTCGGACCGCGCGGCAGGGGCGCGGGCGCGGGCGGCGGCCTGTCCTTCGGCGGCGACGTCGACGGCGGTGAAGGCGGGGACGGCATAGTAATCGTCGAATTGTACGGTTGAGCAGGGGCGACGTGGCGTACCCCTGTGCGCCTTAGACTGACGGGTAGCCGCTGGTTCTGGGCCGGGCCAAGGATCCACCTCGGGACGGTGTGACTTGGCCAGGTGTCAATGCGGCGGGACCGGCTGCAACTGCGTCATCGTGGCCGGCGAGAACGCCGAGGTGAGCGGAGCGGGCAGCACGCCGAACCCGTTCGTCGTCTCGGCGGTCACCAACTGCGCGGAGGTCCGCGGCTGCCTGTCCAACGGCGCCGGAATCAATTTCAACCAGACGACGGGCGCGATCTCGCTCGACCTGTCCGAAGACCCGGGCAACAACGCGGTGATGCGGCCCAACGGGCTGTTCGTGCCGACTGGCGCGGCCACGGTGACGGCGGGGTGTGGTCTGCTCGGCGACGGCTCGGGCGCGAGCCCGGTACGCGCGAACACGGCGGCCTGGCCGTACACCTGCCCGATCGGAGCGAACGGCGGCGGCGTCTACTGCGACCCGGCCACGGGCCAGCTCAAGACCGACCCGCCGATCCGGGCCCGGTTCCGCGAGGCGGCGGCGAACGACACGGTGACGGCGCGGGCGGTGCCGGCCACGGAGACGATCATTCGCGCGGCGAGCATCACCATGCAGAACCCGGATCCGTGCCGCGCCGCGTTCGTGATCATTCATCGTGCGGCCGACGTCAGTTTCGACCTGCCGGCCGGTGGCGGTGCCGCGGCGGCGGGCATCAACGGCGACGACCTCACGTACATGAAGAACACCGGTAGCTCCGACATCACGTCGTGGCAGTCGCAGAACAGCGTCATGCACAACGCGACGATCCCTGCCGGGGGTTCGCTGACGATCACGCTCGATGTGACGGTCGGCCGCGGCGCGGGCGGCGCGACCTACAACCGCATTCAGACGGCGCTGCGGGCCTGGCTGTTCTCGATCCCCCTTAGTGCGTAAGGCGGTTGCTGTGGACCAGACGACGACGTACTACCAGCTCCCGGACGGCGGCGTGCGGGAAGTCACCGTGTCCGAGGGCGTGGACGTGTCCGTGCCGGACGGCGCGGTGGGCGTGAGCGCCGAGGAGTACGAAGCCGCACTCGCCGCTATCACGGAGCAGCACGCCCAGGACGTGGCCGAGCGGCAGGCGGCGCAGGACGCCGAAGCGCGGGTCGCGTACCTCGCGCTCGCCGTGCTGCTGCCGGAGGCGGTCGCGCGGCGCCTGTCCGGCTACACGGGCGGCGTGCTCGCCGACACGGCGGCAGACGCCGCGCAGGAACTCCCGGCGGACGTGCCGCCGGTCACGGAAGGGGACAGCTGATGGCGGCACCGATGACGCCTGACCAGTGGCGTGGGGCGCTCCGGGCCGAGGGAGTGCGGTTCGTCGAGCTGCCCGGCTGGACGACGCGCGGCCGGGACGCGGCGACGGGCAAGACGTTCGGGCCAGTGAACGCGGTCCTCAACCACCACACGGCCGGTGTCGACTCTCTGCGGGCGGTCGCCTACGACGGCGTTCCGAACCTGCCGCCGCCGCTCGCGCACGCCTACCTGCCGAAGTCGGGCGTGCTGACGCTCGTTGCTGACGGCCGCGCCAACCACGCGGGCCCGGTCGCGAAGAACGTGTATGACGCGCTCGTGGACGAGCGGGACCTTCCGGCGCCGTCGAAGGCGTCCGGCACCGTCGACGGCAACGACGCCCTGTACGGCATCGAGACGGAGAACCGCGGCGACGGCGTCGACCCGTACACGGCCGAGCAGTACGACACCTGGGTCCGGTTCAACGCCGCCATCTGCCGCTTCCACGGCTGGTCGCAGCGGTCGGTGGCCGGTCACCTCGAAACGAGCGTCGAGGGCAAGATCGACCCGAAGGGTCCGGTCGAGCGCTACGGCAGCCGCGGGCGGTTCGTGTTCTCGATGCGCCAGTTCCGCGCCGATGTCGCCGAGCGCCTGGCCCACCCGGCGAGCTGGAACCCCACCGACGACGAGCAGGAGGACAGCGACATGCCGGATTACGTGAACCTGGGCATCGCGAAGTCGTACACCCTGGCGCCCGGCGCGTGGGACAGCGTCGAGTTCACGGCCGAGTGGAACGACACCGCGGGGGATCACGCGACCGGCGGCAGCGTATGGGCCCGTGGCCCGGCCCGCTTCACCGGCACCGTCAGCCTGCGCCTCGAGGGCCTCCCCGTCGGCGGCGTCGTCCAGGTCCGCATGTCGGAGTACCAGGGCGACGACCACAAGGCCGACCACCCCATCGCCGAAGTGGTCGGCACGGCGGGCGGCACCTTCGCCGTGGTGCCCCTGACGAAGCGGCTCGCCGCCGGCCGGGGGATGCGCGTGCGGCTGCTGAACCAGTCGGCGACGCCGATCACTGTCGACAGCGCCGTGCTGTCGGCGCTCGTCTGGAAGGAATCCTGACCCATGAAGATCTTCGGCAGAGAGCCGGTGACGATCCTCGCGTTCATCGCCGTCGCCCTCAAGCTGAGCTCCGCCTACGGGCTCGACGTGTCCGCCGAACTGCAGGCCGCCATCATGGTGTTCCTGTCCTGCGTCGTCGCCGTCGCCGAGGCGTTCATCCTGAAGACCGGTGCCGCGTTCGCAGCCCTCGTCAACCTCGGGCACGCCGCGATCGCCCTGTACCTGGCGTTCGGCCTCAACATGAGCGCCGAGCAGCAGGCCAACTGGATGCTGACCATCGAGAGCCTCGTCGCTCTGTTCATCGTGCGTCCACAGGTGACTGCGCCCATCGCCGCCCTGCGCGTCGAGCAGTCCAGCCTTGTCAAGGCGGCGTGAGCGACACGCGACGGTGCACCACTTACATAAGGGGAGGGCGCAGTGAGCGAGGTCTTCGGCGTCAACCCAGGCGACGCTGGAGCCGTCACGCTCCTCGTAGTCGTCGTCCTGCTGGTCCTCACCGGCCGCCTCGTGCCCCGGAAGACCCACGAGGACGCCCTCGCCGACAGAGACAACTGGCGGCAGGCGTTCCTCGAAAGCGAGGCGGCCCGCAAGGTCGAGCACGAACAGACCGGCGAGCTGCTGGAGATGGCCAAGCTCGGCGGTCACATCCTCACCGCCCTGCCCCATCCGGGGCACGCGGACGAGGAGGAGGTGAACGCCGGTGATCGGATGGGTCAGGCGCCTCGTCCTCGGATGTGACCGCACCGAGCCAAGCGACGCCGAAGCCGCCCTGGAGCGGGCACGGGAGGCACGCCAGCAGGCCGAGGCTCGGCAGCCCTTGGTCTCAGCTGTGGCCGCGAAGCTCCGGCACGCCCGCGAGGAGAACCATTTCAGGGAGCGGATCGAGGCCGCGTTCAGAGGAGCACCGTAGTGAAAGAGATGGGCGTCGACATGTGGGTCAACCTGATCGCGTCGGCACTGGCCACGCTGGTCTGCGCCGCATTCGTCGTCATCTACCACGTGAAGACGACGTGGTGGAGGTCCCAGACCGGCCGCAACCTCATGGGGCTGCCGGCCGCGATCGGGCTGCTGTTCCTGTACACCGTCCTCGTCACGCTGTGGCCGGACGGCTGTATCGCCTTCATCCTGCGGGGGGTTCGGACGGCACTGGCGCTGGTGATCAGTGCGCTGATCGCGCAGCGCATCCGCATCCTGCTGCAGGCCCAGCGGGAAAGCCGCAACCGAACTGGAGTGTGACCCATGGATCCGATCCCCCTCCGGCCACGCAGGAACGACACGGCCGCCGACGTCAGGTCGCTGGTGCAGCTCGGGCAGGAAGAACCGCCGCCCGTCCCCGCGCCGGCCACGAACCCGTTCCTCGAGCCGGACTGGCCGCCCGACGACGAACCCGCGTGAACGACAGCGCCCCGCTCTCCTGCTTCGGCAGGGGAGCGGGGCGCTTCGTCGTTTGCAGATAGGCCAGTTGGGCTGTCTGCCTCTCGATAACATGCCATATCGCGGCCCGCCTTGATCGCAGCGCGGACCGCGATGCGCCGGTCAGCCCCCGTCCAGCTCTCGTTCAATGGCGTCGCGGTAGTCCATGTAGCGGTCGACGAGCTGGGCAGCCTCCAATTCATCGAGCCCTTGGTCTGACGCCATCTCGGCTTGGATCGCCGTCTGGCGTGCAGATTCGGCGCGCTCTGCGAGGAACAGCAGGAGCTCCTTGGCGGTAGCCTTCGGGTTTCGCTCCAGCCAGGCTTCGGCCAGTCCGTAAGCGAGGCCCTGCGTGGTTGCGTCGATCCGCGCTTTGAGTGCTGCGGTGGCCTTCGACTCGTTCGCTGTCACTTCACCTCCATGATCACAGGTTGACGGCAAACCACCGTCTGTCGTCATCTCATCAATGAGCGTATCCCTGCAGGAAGTTGCTGTCGATAACTCGCGTCGAAAATCTATGACGGATAACCCTTCGCGTGTAAGGTTGCCGACATGGACTTCGGATACGCCCGGGTCTCCACCGCCGACCAGAACCCGGACCACCAGATCGACGCCCTCCTGCGTGCGGGCGTCGACGAAAAGAACATCCACATCGACTACGCCAGCGGCGCCAAGGCGTCCCGGCCTGAGTTCGACATCCTCATGAGGCGCCTAAGAGAAGGGGACACGCTCAAGGCCACTCGACTGGACCGCATCTCCCGGTCGCTACTGCACCTCGTCATGCTCGGCGCCGACCTGAAGGAGCGAGGAGTCGGGCTGCACATCATCGAGCAGGGCATCGACACCTCCACCCCTGAGGGGCGCGCCATGTTCGGCATGCTCGGCGTCATGGCCGAGCTCCAGCGCGAGCTCATCCTGGCGAACACCATGGATGGCCTCGCCGCTGCCCGCGCTCGAGGGCGTGTCGGCGGACGCCGGCCCAAACTCACGGACCAGCAGGCCGCGCTTGCTCAGGAGTTGTACGACAAGCGCGAAAAGACCGTGCAGGAGATCGCCGACCTGTTCGGCGTGCCCCGCACCACGGTCTATGGCCACCTCAACCGAACGACGAGCAACGCCCGCAAGAAGGAGAACCGATGAGCGAGAGCCGCCCCGCCCGGTCTGACCGCCCCGTGCGCGACCCCGACCCGGTGCGGAACGCCGCCTACTGGGCCCGCATCGACCGCATCGTCGATGCAGCCCCGCCGCTGACCACGGAACAGATTGCCACCCTGCGCGGCATCTTCGCTCCCGTCGTCGCCGCCATGGCCAAGGAAGCGAAGTGACCAGCCAGGACATCGCCAACGAGCTCGGCGTCGCCCGCACCACCATCTACCGGTACCTGGAGAGGGGGAAGTGATGCACTTCCGCTACGACCCCGATGAGTGGCGCCCGCACGGGCCCTGGGGGCGCCACCTGGACACTCGCACCACCGGACGCCTGGAACCTGGCCTGCTCGTCGTCTGGGACCGCCAGCCCTACCGCGTGCTTGAGATCCGCGAGCGCGCCCACCACGAGTGGCCCGAGAAGTACCGCGAAGTCTGGGCCAAGTACGGCATGCCCGACCCGGACACCTGGGACTACCGGCCCCGCGTTGTCGTCCTGCGTCACGAAGACCAGCCCGACTCCAAGCCGACGCACTTGCTCGGGCCGAGTAATAAGTCCTGGCATCTGCTGCCTGAGCACTACAGCATCTGCCGCCTGTGCCGCGAACTCCCACCCTGTCGTCACATCCACAACGAGGCCGTCATGGAACGGGCCTCCGATCGGCTGGACAAGGAGATGGCCATCCTGCCCGGCGTCTGCCACGGCTGCCGCGAACCCATCAGTAAGCGACAGAAACACTTCACCTTCCCTGGCCCCAACCTGATCCGGCCCGACCTGGGCAACCACACGGCCGTCTTCCACACCCGCAGCGGATGCCGGGACTGGCTGTCCTCCTACGACGAGCGGTGGGCCGCCGCCGAGCCCGGTCGGTCCCGGTTCTTCCGCTGCGAGGGCACGCTGACCGTGCATCACGACGAGAGCAGCGAGTGCAGCAGCGCGGACTGCACGGCCAAGGGAGCGCACAAGGAACTGGTCCGGCACGCGATGTGGATCCGGCACCATCCGCGAATGCTCGAGGCGCGGGGCTGCTGGTGCCTAGCGGAAGCCGCCTGAAGACCCACGCAAGCAGTACGGCGCCCCGCCCAGGGAAATTGGGCGGGGCGCCGCTGCATCAGCATAAGGGTGCGGCCCGCCGAGGGGTTACTCCCCACGCCCCCGAGGGGGTCGCTGCGAACGAGGCAGGCCGCCCGGACACGCTACGCGGAAGCCGCCCGTCCTGTCAGCCCTGCGTGCCACACTGGCATCGCCCCGCCAGGTTCCCCCGTCCTGGCGGGGCTGCGTCGTCTCAGGCCCGCGGCTGGGGGAGTTCGCCGGGCTTCACTTCGACGATCTCTATGTCGGTGCAGCCGGCGTCCTCGAGCTCGCCGCGGCGTTCGTCGGCGGAGGTCTTGTCGTAGGCGACGGCGGATGCGCGCGGCCGGCCGTCGGGGTCGGTCCAGGTGAGGGCGTAGTTCTGCATGGGGTCATCTTCGCTGGTGGCACTGACAGTGAAGATTTTCGGCCGCACTCTGTTGCGTGGCTGGTTTGTGGTGCATGGTGGTGCGCACGGGATCACGCACCTCCCCCCAGGTGATGACTCCCCTCTCGGGCCCTGCCGTGCGTCGCCGATGCGGCAGGGCCCGCCGCACCTCCCGGCTCCTCCCCACGGGAGGCCATGCGGCTGCCCGTAGGGTGACCGTATGCACCCCGCCCGCTTCCACCTCACCCTCACCTCCGCCGGCCGCCCGGTCGCACAAGGCTGGTGGGCATCGGAAGCGACCGCGCGCGGCAAGTTCGCGACCTGGGTGGGGGAGTGGGGCAAGCCCGGCGCGAGGGTCACCCTCGTCGACGAGGACACCGGCGCGACGTTGACGGAGTGGCCCGAGCGGACGTGAGGCTCTGCCATCCTGGCGGGGAGCGAAGGAGACGCCATGGCCTACCGCCCGTACCCGAACGTCGACCGTGCCCGCCGCCAGCTGCTGCGCGGTTACAGCGTGGAGCCGCCGAGTATGGACGAGTTGCGGGCCGCCATGGAGGGCCGCACGTTCAGTCAGGAGCCGGGACGGTACGTCCTGTCCACGCGACCCGGCGTTGTCGGCGGCACCTCGTAGGCTGGTTTCACTATCAGCCCATGCTGGCGCAGTGCTGAGGCCGCCCCGTCGGTTGTCACGGACCGGCGGGGCGCGCTGTTGAAGGGAGCGCGGAGGATTGACCGGACGCCCAGGCGACGGCTGTGACGACCCGCGTGCCACTCACCCGCACTGGTGTGGCATGTGCGGCGCGCGGCGACTGTTCAGCGCCGAGGAGTGCGGCTTGCTGATGACCGTGCCTCCGTGCCCGAGGTGCGACGGCACGGACTGGTGCGGCGAGGTCGACGAACTGGCTGCACCGGACAGCCGCGAGCGCCCCTAGTCCTCCGGGTGCCGCACGGCCCGCTTGAGCGCCATCTCCACCTTGTACCGGTCGGCCCCGGTCTCCTTGGCGAACGCGGTCACCCGGGCCTGTACGGCGTCGGCTTGGTCGACGGTGAGGGTGCCGGCCTGGATCGCGGCCCAGGCGGATCGTTCCAGCTCCAGCAGGTCGTCGGGGAAGTCGTAGTCAGCCACGAGCCGGATCCTATGCCGCGGTCGCCATCTCCTCGCGGACGGCCTGCACCCACTCGTCCCGCAGTCGCTCATACCGCTCCCGGGTCGGCCCCCACAGCCAGCCGCCCGTCGCCACCAGCAGCGCACGGATCTCCGCATCCACCACCGCGGCAGGCCGCGCGACGCCCGAAGGCGGGAGAGGAGAGGACATGGCGATCAGCGTAGCCGCGCCGTCTGACAGCGGCTACGAGTCGCCGGCGACGACGAACGTCCCCTTGTTCGGCAGCGTCACCACCAGGCCGCGGTCCCGCAGCTCCTGCACAGCCCGGCGTGCGGTTCCGGGCGCGACACCGTACTGGGCACCCATGTCCCGCTCGTTCGGCAGCCGGGCCCCGCGGGGCAGCCGGCCCGAGCGGATCTCCGCCTCGACCTCGTCGGCGACCTGCATGTACACGTACCCGATCGGCACCTCACCCATGATCGAAACGTAGGGCGGCGCTCTGCCCCCGGCATCCGCAGATGGCGGCATGGGGCCCCATGTAGCGGTATGTAGCGGTACCGTCTGATCAGGAAGGACCCCCGCGACCGCGGACACGGCCCGGGGGCATGGCCGACGGAACGGAGCGTCGACGTGGACGAGCCTACGGACCACCAGCCCGCAGCGGAAAGACGACGCCCGGCCGTAGCCGCGGCCACCCGCCTGTCGCCCGTACAGGAGGCCTACGCCGAGTACGCCCGCCACGCCACCCGCTGCATCGACTGCCGCGACATCGACGGAACCTGCGGCCTCGGGACCGAGTTACACCGCGCCTGGCGACACCTCGCGACCGCCGCCCTCGACCGGCTGGCCGGCAAGACGTCGCCTCGCGGGCAATGAACGGCGCGCGGCCGTTGCCGCCAAGGAAAGCGCAGGCCAGAGCATCAACGGGCGGTGACAGAAACGTGATGGGCGCTCACGTTCCGCATGTAAATGCGCAGCACAGCCACTTCCGTTACTGATCAGTCTGATGTTGAATTCCGGTTAACGGATCGGTCAAGAATCGGCCACGGCGGCGCAATCAGCCATGCAGGAGGTCGGTGACATGCACTCGCAGAGCGTGAGCGATCAGCAGGAGGTCCGAGTACTGCGGATCCCGCACAGCGTTCTCGTACCGCTGGATCGACCGCCGCTCCATCCCGGCTAGATGCGCCAACTCCTCCTGTGACAGGCCGGCCTGGCGGCGTAAGTCGGCGATCCGATGCCCTAGGGCGACACGACGTTGCGTGACCCAGTCGGGTCGAGGATTGCGGCGGGCTGGCACCCATGACACGCTTCGGCTTTCGTGATCTTGTGTCAGTACCCAAACGGTCGCCAAGCGATCAAGATTGGCCCTGAGGGTCACGGCCAGCCGGTGAGCGCCGCTGGGGCGCGAATGCTGCCCAAAAACCGAACACTTGTTCACACTAAGGAGTGAACCGCGCCCGTCCAGCGCATCCCGGCACACCCGCCGGGAAAACGGGCTACACCCCCCACGCCGCCCCCGTCGTCCAAGCGCACCAGGAGAAGGCATGGACCGCCAGCAGATCCTCGACCTCTACGAGTGGGCACCCGGGGTCTGTTTCCGTCATCCCGCGAAGGGCCAGGTACCCACAGCCGTGGTCGGCGCCATCCACCCGCGGCTCACTAATGAGAGGGAGGTACGCGGCTGCGCCGAATGCGTCCTCACTCTTGAGGATGCACGGCGCGAGCAAGCCGCCCGCATGGGCAGCGAGTACCAGCCGGGACGGCTCGGAAAGGTGTCGGGATGATCCGTCCCGACAGGCTGATCGATCCCCTCGGGGGGGTAGTCGCTTGGGGAGGATCTGGGGAGCGAGGCTCCCAGGGGAGCGCTGGGGGAGGGGGGAGTTTCGATGTCAAAGGAACTCAAAGGATGCGACGGGTAGTGAAAGGATGCTGGTCACGGGCGGTCTACGTTCCCACCGCACTCGTTGCCGCAGACCGCACGTCCCTGGCCTGGCAGAACACCGGCTACAACCAGCCCCCGCACACCGGCTTCTTCCTCGGCGACGGCATGCCGAAGGCACCGAGGCCGGCGGTGTTCACGCCCTGAGCCCCTGAACAGGGAAAACTCTGTCCGGCGCTTCACCGAAACGGCGGCCGACCGTGTACTGCGGTCGACCGCCGTTCTCACGTTTTCTTCGCTGGGGAGAATCTGGGGAGATCCACTTCAAGAGCGCTCCCCAGGAGGCCCGTCGACCTCTGCTGGCTCCCCGGACATGAACCGCCCGATCGCCGCCCGGCCGCGGCTGCCGGACTTCGGCTGGAAGTGCACGTAAGTCCTGAGCGTGAACGCCGGATCGGTGTGCCCGAGCCACGCAGCCAACTGAGTAATGGTCTCACCCTCGGCCAGCACGACGCTAGCGAACGTGTGCCGCAGCACGTGGAAGCCGAACTCCCGCGGCATCTCCCAATTCTGCCTGCGCCACGGACTCTTCCCTTCCTTCGGCTCGACGAGCGTGACCTCAGCTGGCGGGATGAGCCCGGCGTCGGCGAGGGCCGGCTTCCAGTGCTTGTCGTTGAACGTGTCCTTGTTGATGGCTCCACCGTTCAACCCGTTGGTGAACTGGGTTGTGACGAGCAGGCGGACTGTCCGCTTGGGGCGGTCCTCCCAGGCGAGGCTTGGCCGCGCGGGATCCACCCACGGCAGCGTCACCTCGATGGTGGGGAACCGGTTCGCGTACTCCTTGACGGCCTTCGCCAACTCCGGCGCGCACGGGGCGGCGCGCTCCTTGTTGCCCTTCGGCGGCCCGAACCCGAACTTGCCGTTCACCTTGATGATCTGCCGCACGACGTTGATGTCCTCGCCGTCCACGTCGTCGGGGGAGAAGCCGAGCGCCTCACCCTGCCTCAGGCCCGCCCCGACCGCCAGGTCGACGAGGATGCGGTAGCGCTCCGGCAGCGCGAGCCGCACCGCTGCGACGGTCTGCTGCTCCCAAGCCAGAGCCTTCGACTTGGGTAGTCGTGGCGCCCGCAGGTCGTCGTCCCGGAACGGGTTGACGGGGATCCGCTTGGCCTTGTGGGCGGCCTGCAGAATCGTTGAGAAGTGCGCCCAGGTGACGACGAGCGTGCCCACATCGATGTGCTGCTCGGCCCGAGTCTGCCAGGCCTGGATCTCCTCATAGCCGATGCGATTCAACGGCAGAGCACCGGCGTGGGGCAGGATGTGGTTGAACACCTTCGACCGCACCGACGCTCTGGTGGAGGGCGGATACCTGGTGTGCGGCCACCAGTGGTTGCGCACATAGTCGTCGAGCGTGATGGACCCGTCCCGCGGGTCGTACCACTCGCCGCGGCCACTGCCCGACTGCGCCTCGGCAAGCCACTTCTTCGCTGCCGCCAGCTGCTTGTCGGGGAACGAACGGGACCGCACGCCGGGAATGCCGGTGACCTTGTACCGCTTGCCCTGGCCGTGCCGCTCGGTGGGGACGGCGCGCTTGCCGTCGGGGCCCTTCTTGTACCAGCGGTCCTCGATGTATCCGGCCACTACGCCCCCTTGCTCAGACCCCGCTCATCGTCTCCGGGGAGGCATCGATGATCTCACCGCCGTACAACTGGAACCAATGCCCATCCTTGAGGAACCGCCTGGTGGCGGGGTTCATGGCGGCGGCGAACGCGCGTGTGGTCAGACCGGGGTTGATGTAGACGCGGACAGTTCCCCTGTCCTCTGCGACGCCGGCGCCGATGCTGTACGGAAAGCGGCCGTCGAGGATGTACTCGATGCGCAGCGGGCGGCCGGGGGTGTCGCGGGAGACGATCTCGTCATCCCACAGCTGGAACCACTGTGCGGACTGCATGAACCGGTCGATCTCGTCGTTCAGGGCGGGCACAACATCCGCCAGGGGAGCGGTGCCGTCGAGGAGGACCTGGACCCTGCCGCGGTCCTCGTCTATCTGGGCCAGGCGGCCGGGCGTCAGTCTGTCGCTGATTTCGTAGGTCACGTGCAGCATGAAGCCTCCCCGCGTCAACAGTGCACTTATAGCCAGAACGGCCGAATGTGCACGATTGTGGAAGAGTACGTCTCCCGGGGCGCGGCCACAATCAGTTGACGCAATGTGCACTGAGAGACAGCCGGGGCTGCACTGCTGCCTGCCCCGGATGTCGCGCTCTACTCCTACTCCCCAGCCTCGCGCTTGGCGCGCTCCTCGGCCTCGATCATGTAGCGCCACCGCATCAGTTCTGCTTTCGACTTCCCGGCGAGGTGACCGACGATGATGCGGACTTCCTCGTCATAGCCGGCGAGTTCAGTGGCTTCGTAGAGGAGCCACTGTTCGGCGGTGGCCTCTTGTACGTGCCGGAACGGCTTACCGATGGCGTTGGCGATGGCACGCATCTGCGAAGGGGAGGGCGGGTTGACGGGCGGAGTCTTGACGAGCTTTTGGTACCACTGCTTCGGGAGCTTGTTGCCGTCCGGGTCGATGCCGCGGTCTGCCATCTCCTGGTAGGTGATGCCTGACTGGTTGGCGGCCAGGATGAGCCGGGAGAGCGCTCCTGCAGGGGTGGGCTCGGCCGCGCCTTGGTCAGGGGCGGTGGCCGCTGCCTTCATATCGTCTTCCTCTCGGGTCACTGTCGCACCGGCTGTCTCTAGAGGGCTGGGCTAGGGCGGGAAAACTAGCAGGTCAGTCCCTACAACCATCCTGCATCCGGGACAGTCCGTCCACAAAGTCATGCTATCCGGCCAGAAACAATGCCGATACTCGGCGGTAGTCGTCCCGATTCTGTTGACAGGTCGTCCCAATGACGGTTAACTCAAGGGAAGTGAAAGGCACCTCTGCAACGGGGGATATCCATTGAGCGTGCGCTACCGCCTGAGAGACCTGGAAACCTTCAAAAAGATCATGGAAGCCCCAGGTCGGGGGGTCCCTTACACCGTCCGCGACCTAGCGGACGCAACCGGTGTATCCCGCTCCCAGATAGGGCGCCTGCTCACTGGAGAGCTGGACAACCTCGACGTCAACGACGCCCACGCAATCGCGGAGGCGCTCGGTGTCGCCGTCCTGGTGCTCTTCATGCCCCCTGCGTCCCCGAAATAGGGACGCACTGACCCCAGGCTTCACCCCACACAGGAAGGAGACGACGTGCCAAGGCCCGCCAAGGTCCCCACGCCACCGCCCGCCGGCTACCTCTGGACCCCCGAAGCGGCCCGCCGAATCGGCCGCAGCGTCAAGACCCTCTGGAACTACGCACACCTCGGCAAGGGGCCCCGGCCCGTGCGCATCGGTCGGAAGCTCGCCTACAAGATCACCGACCTGGACGCGTTCCTGAAGGCCGAGATGGAGGGCGAGCCCGACGCGACGCTCGCCCACGA